AATCAATGTGAAAAACGACGCGGTGGATTTTGCTGGACTGGTGGCAAGTGCTGAGTACGATAGAGAACCATTGACAGAACTAACTCCCACCACGGTGAATAATAGACCCCAACCCGAACCTGGTATTCCTGGTCTTCCTGGCTCTGGTGAATAGTGCTTTGGCACATTGAATATCCAAAGTGGAACATATTCATCATTTTGGTATATGATAAATATTTCCCTACTTTGGAGAACTCATGGATACAGAGACATTACAAGGATGGGGTGAGGTGCTTGCTGGTGTTTTGGGCATTCTGACCGCTGGTATCGGGCTACTTGTAGCAGCGAAGCCCCTGTTTAGATACTTTAAGAAAAAGACAGCACTTAGGAAGGAAGAAACCTTCAACCATGTCAACATGCGGATATCTGACATGGTTAGCGAACTTCGAATGAAGACCAAAGCATCTAGGGTTTCCTTGACTCAGTTTCACAATGGGGGAAAGTTCGCAGACGGATCGTCAATGCGAAAGATGAGCATATCGCATCAGTCATGCGAACCGAAGACACCATCGACAATGCAGTTTCGACAGGATGTGCTTGTCAGTAGATTTGTAGAGATCATTCAACACCTCAGGGACAACAATCCATCGATACGAATGACCGACTCTCTCTTTGAGTCCAATACGAAGAAGTTCTGCGAACTGCACGACATCATGGCTTTTAGCATACTGCCGCTCTTTTGCAGCGACAGTTTGGTAGTTTATGGATACATAACAATTGAGTGGTGTGAACTCAATATTCTTGACCATTTGGATGAACCAAGCGTCAAATCTGAGTTTGAATACTCCAGGGATCAAATATCGTTCCTGCTCAATTCGGGAAAAGACTATAGATGAACAAGATACGAAAAAACCTGTTCAAGGATCTTGATCTTGACTTTTCCCCGCATCCGATGACGGGTGATGTCCCACAGAAAAAGGACGAGGAGGCGGTTAAGCGATCCATAAGAAACCTTGTCCTCATGAACAAGTACGACAAGCCGTTCAAGCCAGAGATAGACTCGCGACTGACAAGGCTCCTGTTTGAGCCAGCAACTCCCATCACAGCGGTGATGTTGCGATCCAACATCATCGATCTTCTCAACAGATACGAGCCAAGAGCCAAGATAAACGATGTCATTGTCGTATTCAACGATGTGAAGAACATGTTTGAGGTAAGCATATCGTTCATGCTTATGAATACGAGGCAATCATCAAGGATGTTCCTAACCATAGAAAGGCTGAGATAAATGCCTAATCGCGCACTGACAACTCCAGTAACCAATCTGGATTTCGACTCCATAAAGAACAACCTCAAGACATATCTGTCTGATACGGAGGAGTTCAGCGATTTTGACTACGAGGGATCGGGAATCAATGTGCTTCTCGACCTACTTGCATACAACACCCATTACATGGCATTGTATACGAACATGCTTGCGTCCGAATCGTTCATCGATTCTGCTGTGCTGAGGAGATCTATTGTTTCCCTCGCCAAGAATCTTGGCTATGTCCCCAAGTCTAGGGTTTCTTCGACTGCAATCGTGGATGTTCAGTTTGGAACCACGGCGGGTGTTCCATCCACGGTTCCACAAGGCACCAAGTTCTATGCCACGAAGGATGGCACGGACTTTACCTTCACGACAACCGAGGCATTCAGCATAGACAAGAGCAGTGTTCCATACACGGCGACCGATGTAGAGATAAGGCAAGGTATCTACAAATCCGCTTCATTCATCTACAGCACCGATAGCAACTCCACGAAGTTTGAGATCCTTTCGGACAAGATAGATCGTTCACTCACAAAGATCTATGTGATGGCATCCCCATCGGATCTTACCAATGCGGACATTTCGTGGAAGGAAAACAGCAAGTTCATAGATCTGACTGCAACCAGCAAGGTCTATTTCATCAACGAGAACTATCGCGGAAACTATGAAGTTAGTTTTGGAGATGGCATCTTTGGAGCCAAGCCAGACGAGGGGAGTTTCATAACGATAGTCTACTTTGAGACAGACGGTCTGCTTGGAAACGACATCGGCAAGCGAGACACAGCGGATCTTCGCTCGTTTGAATTTGGCGGAATCGGTGGCGACGATTTCAATTCTGTAGTGACAACCACAACGCCTTCATATGGCGGTGGAGACAGGGATTCAAGCGAGAAGGTAAGATACACAGCCCCCAAGTTCTATCAGGCTCAGGATAGGGCTGTGACGGTCAACGACTTCGAATCAATAATCCTCAGCGAGTATTCCGCAGCGGATGCTGTGCGAGTTTGGGGAGGAGAGGAGAACGATCCACCGATGCACGGCAAGGTGTTCGTCTCCATACTGCCAAAGAACACGGCATTGTTGAGTGACAAGCAAAAGGAAGCGGTCAAGCGGGACATACTCGACAAGAAGAAGATAGTTTCCGTCACTCCAGAGTTGGTAGACCCAGACTATACATTCATAAATGTGAATTGTCGGGTAACATATGATTCGGGCAGGGCATTCGTATCCGAGCCAGATATGCGTCAGATGGTGTCACTTGCCATCAGAAACTACTTCAATCTGTATCTTGGAAAGTTCAATGGGCCATTCAGATACTCTTCGTTGTCTAGATTGATTGACTTGTCGAGCAACAGCGTGGTTAGCAATAGAATAGACACTACGATTTACAAGAAGATAATCCCAACCCTTTCATCCGCAGGAAACTACACACTTGACTTCGGGATCCCGATCAACCACCCATATGATGGCTATGACCTGAGCATCGTCAAGACATCCGTGTTCAAGCACAAGGACATCAAGGGAAACATCAAGAACTGCTTCATAGAGGACAATGGGCGAGGCAGACTCACGATGTACACATACAATGGATTGAAGAAGGTCATTGTCAAGGACAAGTTGGGAACAATCGACTATGCTACTGGAAAGGTTTCGATGGTTGGATTCAATCCCGTTGGAACAGGAGAACTTGCATACATCGTGTTTGAGGTCACGCCAGATCAGAGGTTCGACATAATCCCAAAGAGAAATCAGGTTCTCACACTGGATCCAAATGCAGCGAACCCAATACGGGTGAACTTCATTGACACTGCCGTTGGAAACTACTGATGAATACCGTACCTCTTCTATTCAATGGCACAGCAGCCACTCCACCCGCAACGCTCGCGTTGTCGGAGGAATCACCAAGGATATTAAAGAGGTTTGGGCCAAGCAACCTGATAGTCGATCAGGTGCCAGATTTCATAAACAGGGATCATGCCACATTCCGTGCATTTGTCGAAGCGTACTACGAATGGATGGAACGAGTCGAGAACCCATTTGGAATAATCGATAGTTTCACCGAACTGACGGATGTTGATCGTTCCCTTGGAATATTCTTTCTGGATTTCAGGGAGACATATCTCAAGAACTTTCCATACCAACTCGCGCGCGATTCGAATGGGAACATCGTCAGCGAAGCGAACTTCATAAAGAACATTCGCGAGTTCTACAGGTCGAAGGGAACTGAGAAGGCATACAAGTTCCTGTTCAGACTCATATACAACGCCGTCGCGGAAGTCTACTATCCATCGAAGGACATACTGCGAACATCCGATGGCAAGTGGACGGAGCCTGTATCGATAAAGACCACAAGCAATGGCGGCACAGGAAACTATGCGATTGAGGGAAGTCAGGTTTATCAACTTGATCCCATCAGCGGAGAAGTGATAGGATCCGCCGTGGTTAAGCAAGTCGTTCAATATAGGAAGAACTACTACGACATAACCGAGATATATCTCAGGGATCTCATCGGTGATTTCCTCCCAAACAGGGAAGTGAAGTCCACAACCCTTGGATTTAGCGAGACGATATATCCAGTCGTGACACAGGTGGACATATTGTCAAGTGGTCGCAACTATTCAGCCACCGATTCACTTGTAGTCACCAATACGGGGAATGGAATCGGTCTGTCCGTCGCCATTGAAACCATAAACGAACGCGGACAGATAACGGCAATAAAGGTCATAGACTCTGGAATAGGCTACGAGCAGAACAAGGTAAATGTCACTGCCTCGACAAACAGCGGCGATGGAAACCTAAGCACAAGGGTGATTGTCGGTGGAGTCAGTCGCTATCCAGGATTCTATTCTGGCAATGATGGAAGGTTGAGTTCCAACAAGAGGATATTCGACGGGACATACTATCAGGACTTCTCATATGTCCTCAGGTGCGAGGTCGCCTTCAAGGAATATGCGGAGACCTACAAGAAACTGATACACCCAGCGGGATTCAAGATGTTCGGTGAGGTCTTGATCAAGCGGAACATAATAGACTCCCTTCCATTCCATTCCGAGTTTCAGCGATACGAGATTCCGTACATCGGACACTACACCCCATATAGGATGGGTACTACAGCGGATCTGTACTATGTGTATCCAAATGGATTCAATCCAAGGGGAAACACATTCAGTTCGTATCAGAACTACGGGTCTAGTGGTGGTAAACTGATACTCACTCCTATTGGATTCACATTCTCTCCTGGCATGACATGGGCAAGCATAGCCGCGATTGGTTCCAGCGGAAATGCGATTGTCGCCAATCTATTTGAGTTTGCCTACATGGGAGCCACACAGGCTGCTTTCTACCTCAAAAGCATAGACTTCAATCTATTGGATCCAACATCCGTCACTGGTGGTGGATTTGTGGAGGGAAGCACTGTATCGCTTGTCGGGGGAAGTGGAAACACCGCCTCACTTCAAATGATACGCTTCGGACTTGGAATAGTTCCAGAAACTGGCGGATACACCCACAACGCGCAGGGCGCACCGCTTGGCAGCAGCCTTGGATTTGAGGGATACATAGAAGCACAGGGATTTAGTTATTCATATTGGGAAGTGTATCATCACCCGAATGTCAGGGGAACCGTGGGATATTCAAGCATATGGAGCGGTGGAACTGGTCAAGGTGCTTCTTTTGGAGATGCCAACATCGGAAGATTCTTCAAGATGCCAATAGGATATCATTTCCATTCAAATCCTGCTGGAACTCCATACGCTGGAACAACAGGCGCAAACAACGAGTATGGTCTGATTGAATCAACATCACTAGCATCACCGAACTTCTAAAATGGCAAACAACGCTCTAAAAAACCTCCTGAAGACAGATCTCGTAGACAACATAAAGTCCGAGATATCCAACAGCAACTACTACTATCTGTTTGTCGGAAGATCGACTCCATATAGCGATGACGCAGCAACTGCTACTGTGGAGAGCGACACCAATCCACCCTCCGTGGGCGAGTCGTCAAGAAATCAATACGACTGCTACCGCAACATGCTGCTTGCAAAGAGGATACGATCAGAGCATATACGGTTCATCGTCCCAAAGATAGATTGGACATATGGAACCGCATACACTGCGTATTCCGAGACCACCGACATGTCTGGAGAGGATTTCTATGTCGTTACCACGGAATACAATGTCTACAAGTGCATGGGTGCGAATGGACTCTCGACCATAATGCCAACGGGTCGATCCACGGACATCATAAGTTTGTCCGATGGATATCGTTGGAAGTACATCTACACGGTTCCTGAGAACGACATAGAATATATCACCCTTGAGTACATTCCCATATTCGTATCACTTGGCGAGTATCCCGAGCAGAGGGAGGTTCAGAATACCACCAAGGCTGGAACCATAGATACCGTTTCCATCAACGCGACACTAAGTCCAACCTTCTCCAAGATATTTGCAAACAACAGGGCAATAAGCAATATTTACAAGCCGACTATCTCATCGGAACTTGGGATCACAGTAAATGCCGCTGGTTCTACATACATCTCATTCTCTCCAGTTGGCGAGGATGCCGATCCATCCAACGACTATTGGAACAACTACGCGATCTATGTCAGCGAAGGACCAGGTGTCGGGCAATACTTCAGGATACTTGATTTCGTCAAGGGTGGTTCTGGAATAAGTTACTACTATGCGAATGTGTATCCTGCAATTGACCGTGAACTCACGGAAAGCAGCATATTCAAGATTGTTCCCAATGTGGTTGTAGATGGAGACGGTTCGGAGGCAATCGTCATTCCAACCACC